CTGCGCTGCATCCATTGCTGTCTGCATGGCCGGTGTTACCTCGACCTTGGGAGACACGTAGACGTCTGCGGTTTTGAGGAGACCCTCCTCCACCAAGATCTTAGCCAGACGCGAATGCATGATAAACTCCTCGTATAGGAACTCTCAGAGAAAGCCTTCCTATTTGCGGGCGTCGTTGGCAATCTTGACGCGGGGGTCGGTAGGTCCCAAACCCCGACACCACTTCGAGTCAGACGGGGACCAGGCAACTCGTGCCGGTCCCCTCTTCCCCTTCTTCAAGGCTCTCTCGGCCTTCATAGCCTCGGACTGATTCTTGAAGGGACCGAAAACCGCCCGAAGCTCCCATGGACGGTGCTGAGAGGTGTACTTACCTCCACCCACCAACTCCCCGTTGTGCTCTCTCAAGCGCCGTAGGGGGTCCGTAGTGGCTCCGACGTAGTGGAACCCTGGTAGGGGCTGGCCCCGTTTCCCGACACGCTCCTCAAGGCTCTGTAGAACGTACACGAACCAGGGATTAGAGGGTTTAGTTGACATACACCCCCGTGCGAATAAACGGGCTATTGCCCTCCGGAAGCGGAGGTGCCCTTGTTCTATACCGTCTACCAGGTGACCAACTTGCTTAGCGGTGAGATCTACGTCGGGATGCATAAGACTGCAAACCCCGACGATTCTTACCTGGGCTCAGGCCTTTTGATCGACCGGGCAATCCGGGCTCACGGAAGAGCAAACTTCCAGAAGAAGGTCCTTTTCATATACAACAACCCCGAGGACATGCAGGCGAAAGAGGCTGAGATCGTCACCCCTGCGTTCTGCGAGCAGGAGGACACCTACAACCTGAACGAAGGCGGGCGAGGCGGATGGTCTTACGTCAATCGCATCCTTACAACAGAGGAAATGAAGCGACGGAGCGCAAAAGGGGTGGCGCGCCTCGCCGAACTGCGAAAGAATCCAGACTTCCAGGCGCGTGTCAGCGCCAACATGTCGGCAAACTGGCACGAAACACACCAATGGACCGACGAACTGAAAGCTCGGTGGAGCAAACAGCGGAAGGGGAAGAAGAATTCGGAGGAGACCCGACGCAAAATCTCGGAAGGTCTCAAGGGGCACAAGGTATCAAATGAGACCCGGCGCAAAATCGCTGAGTCGAATCGAAGAACAGCTGCGCGAAAGAAGGAAGAGCGCGAAGCTCAACTTCTTCAGTAATCCCCGTAGACCCGCCACTCAGAACTGGCCCTCGGGCACCTCCGCGAAGAAGACTACCGGCTACGACTTCATCAGGCATAGAAGTCAGGCACACGGTTCTTGGTCCCGACGTTTGAGGTTTGAATGTGCATATCTACTTCCAGCAGGAAGGGGGCCTGGTCAAGGGTGTCTGCGGCATCCCCCGGATCCCGAAACACCCGGACCAGAAACATTCCGTCAGGCTCAAGCAGGTCTGTGTCAATCTGATTGCCCGAGGGGCTGGGGTCCGTGAGTTGTACCTCGGCGATCATGTGCTGGTACTGGGTCCCGCTGGCGGTTTGCGTAACTCCGGTGGTAACCGTAGAAGAGAAGGCGGCCTGGTTGTGCCCCTGGGAGGGGTCTCGGTCACTTCTTCGACTTCTTGGGGGGAGGCGCGATCTTCTTCCCAGGCTTCGGGGGGAGCGAAATGGGAAGTGGGGGGAGCTTCTTACTCGCCAATTCCTTCCAGTCCATAGTAGGATCCCCCTCAATCTCGACGCCCAGGAACAGGTCTTTCGTAGCCGGGTCGATTAGCTTCCCAGTGACGGTCATGCACAGGGGCCGTACCTCGTCCGTCCTGTTCTCCAGCGTGAGAGCGACGATGGGCCAACTCTCTGTTCTCCCCGAGGGGCCGTCCACAGCCATGACAGCCCAGGCTCTATGTGGAAATGGTATGATCTGCTTGATAGACATAGAGTATCCGATTACACGAGTTCGGTATCGAGGCGCACATTGAGTTGGTCGATCTTGTCGGTGTCTGCCGCAAGCACGCTGATGCGAATGCCCTCAGCAGCCTGCCCGTGGATCTCAAACCGAAGGTCGTCAGTGCTGCTGGGCGCGGTCCAGGTCGCGCCGCTGTCGGCGCTGGAGCCAGAGCCCCCGTTGGCGTAGGCACTGTCCGTGGTCTGGAAGACCTGGAAGTTGTTCGACGCGTCCAAGGTCTCCCCGCTGGCAACCGGCTCGACGACCAAGGCGTAGCTCGTGTCGGCGTCGAGGTAGGCGCGGTTTCCGAGGAAGTCGAACTCTACGTCACCCCCAGCCCCCACCATGGCACTGGCGGCCACCTGGGCAGAGCCTACATCCAGGGTCCGGTAGGTGTTTGTAACTGAGTTCTTGGGTCGGTCCCCGGTGCCGTTGCTGGCCAACGCTGCGATGTGGCACTTGAGCGCAGCGTTGGTCAGTGAACCTGTGTATCCGCAACGGAGCACCACCTTGGTCAGCAGGCAGGGCGAAGTCGTGGGCGTCTTGAACACCTGATAGATGCGGTCCCCGGTGGCTTGGAGCGTCCTGGTGTTTTCGTTACCGGCGTCCCGAGCGTTGCTCACAACGGAGGCCGCGACCGGGTGGGCGTTGACCGCGAGCCCCCGACCACTGCGGTCCACGATCGTCGCGAGGTTGAATCGAGCCCCGGCACCGATGTCGTCGCTCATCCAGGTCAACCGTAGGACCTCATCACTTTGCCAGACCCCCGAGACCAAGCGGCGGATGTACGCTCGTACGCCCACCTTGCAGTTAGAGGGGCTGGTTGTTCTGAAGCCTACCGAGAGCCTCTTTAGAATGAAGCCGAGCCCCTGGGGCTCGAGGTGCGGAGCTCCAGGTGCTCCCAGAAGGTGGCTGTCCGACGAAGTATTGAAGGTGTCCAGGTAGCTGACCAGCGAACCGGAGATACCAGAGAACGCAGTGGGGGCCAGTTCGGCTTCTTTCGTGTAGGGGTTCCAACGAACTGCCCGGTTTTGTGAAGCGGCAACGATGTAGAATCCGTCTACATCGATCTCCAGCTCGATCTCCGTGGCGCTCTTGGCAACACCGAGGATCTGGACGCAGTTGTACACATTGTCTGGAGCATCTTGGGTGATGCCACCGTTGCTCGTGTCCAGGAACACCAGTCCCTTTTCACCGATAGAGGGATCCGCTGGGACCAACCCGCCGAAGCCCCGAAGGGTGCCGGTTCGCTGGACAAGACAGGTCGTGTCATCGATTTTGAAGACTACAAAGCCAATCGCCGGGGACTTCGTCTTGTCAGAGGCGTTGGCTTGTCGAACGTTCCCCGAAGCGCTGATGTAGACCGCGTTGCCGACCGCCTCAGTGGTCGTGCAGGTATACCGTTCCAGAACCGGGGCAGCAGCGCCGTGGTACTCGGCGCGTCCCTGGGCATCGACCTCGACGTAATCGGTGACGCCGCCGTCTCCCATCTTCGTGACGCCGACGTGGTTGACATCCAGGGGCCGGTTGAGGTCACTGCCCGCAATGCAGACCAGCGATCCAGACTTCGCCGAGCCGAAGATCACCGTGGTCTGGTTGGGCGAGTCGTGCGTGATGCTGGTGATCCCGGTGAGCACGACCCCAGAGAGGTTGAACGCCTGGACTACGGGCTCCATCCCGAGGTTGTGGGTGGCCACGACCGTCGTCTGTGAGGAGAAGTTCTCTACATAGCGGGTGATCCCGCTGTCCATCACGTCCCCGTTGTATGGAATGATACACACCGTGTTGTTCGGCCCCCCGACCACACAAGCCTGTCTCCGATTTCCAATCCCTGCGGGCAATGAGGTCGATAGGACTCCCGCCGTGGTGCTCAGGTAGTAGATACTATCCGGAGTGACCCCCCACCCTACCGAAACCCATCCGCAGAAGGTAATCCGGCAATGCGTACTATCTATGACCTCCGCTACGATGCCGAAGAAAGGCTTGGTCAGATCCGTAGCGTCTGCCTTAGAGGCCACCCCCGCGTTTAGAGTAGCCGCGTCCCCCGCAGACAACGAATCCGCCACCATCGTGAAGGGGTCTTGGATCTGTTGGGTGCTGACCGCCATCTAAGCTCCGAGATGCTACGAGGGTAGATGGCTGTATAGGGTGTTCAGCTGTCTGAACACCCTATACAGCCATCCTACTGTCTTATCGCGCGCTTTCAATACTACCCGAGGCCCAGAGGGCAGCTACCCGGTGCAGGATTTTAGCCAGTTTCGAGACTACCCCTGAAGATAGGCCGACCAGGGTGCCAATCTCCTTGTAGGTGCGTCTTTCTGTCAAGTACCCAAACACGAAACTTGCTGTATCTGGAAGAACCCCCTCCGAAGCTGCTGCTTGCTGGAAGAGGGGTTCAATCTCCCGCAGAGCTTCTGACAAGCGGGAGGTGTCCTCCTGGGAAGCCTCCACAGCTATGAGGTCTGCCTCGGCTACGTCAACGATTTCACCCGACACCGACATGTGGCCGAATGACTCGTTCCTCTCCAAGCGGGAGTAGCGGCGACGGTAGTTGGAGAGGATACACTCGGCGACCATGTGGATGTAGTGGCTGAACGAACTCTTATTGGGGTTGAACGGACACTTGCCCGCATTTCGCACTAAGAGACCCGTCAGCAACTCTTGCAGTACGTCTTCCGGGTCGTACCCCATCCGTAGAACTCGTCTGGCGAACCCTGCAAAGAAGAGCTTGCGCACCTCGATGTAACGTCCCTCTAGGTCCACTCCTAACTTCGGTGTGTGCACCGCCAAGCTGGAATCCAGACGGCTTTCAACCTCGAGAGCCCGAATCGAAACCTGATTGACCGGGTCTGACTTGAAATGAAGGACCGGGTCAAAGTAGATTCCGGGTTGAGGTGCGTACCTGCCAATCCGGAAGTAGCGGTCGAACGTCAGATGTGGGTCGTACGCTCCCGGAGGCGGTCTGGGATTGCGATTGACCAGCGCGATTATGGCGCTCTTTGCTGTGGGGTATTGCACCACCCCCACATCCGGCCACGCTACTCGCAACCCCCTTGCATCTCTATGCACACGGTGCCCCCCATGCTCTGTGCGGGCGAAGAGCGTTGAAGTTTCGACTTGCACGCATGCCTCCAAGACTAAAGTAACGGCTCCGCAGAGAGCAGCCCCTGCGGGATATTTTTGCTTGCTGAAAATCTCTTGCGTACCTCAGTGTCGGACAACCCCACCCCGAAGATATCGGTCGGGAGAATCTTGCCCTCCCTCCAGGCAATATTCATCGTCATGTAGGTGCCCGATCGCTGCTGTCCGGTCCAAAATCCTACAATTCGATCCGATCTGCGCACTAACTCTGTGTTGCGATCCCTGTAGGAAGTTCCCCCGGGCATGTGGATAATCCACCCCGCGTTCCCCAAAACAGAAGAGTCCACCCTCTTCCGGTCTGCCGGGACAACCACCATCCTAATCACGGAGGGGGGTTTTCCGCGAACCAGTGGTGCACCAACGCGTCCACCCCCACACATGCGCCTGTAACTACCCTGGCGGGGTAGTTTGCACAACACAAACTCTGGAGGGCTTCGTAGACCCTCTCTCTTTGGGAGAGGGTCAAAACTGCGCTGGTGCCGGTAAAGCCCAGAGTCGTCAAGAGGCCTCCTCAGGCCTCTTACGCTGTCTAAGGGGTCTTAGACCCCCCTCAGGAAACTTCGGCTATTTATTTAGGAAGGGTTGATGCAAAAGACGCCTGCTTCCCCCTGGCCTCCCCGTCTGCACTTTCGGATCGCGTAGGTGAAGTTGCCGTCCGCCCTTTTCTCCAGGATCACCCGCCGCGTGCAGATATACTCCATAGCTCTCCCGCCAGGACCCAGGAAAAGGATGGCGCAATCCGAGCCCAGCTGTTGCTTAAGGCGCGGCCACGCTTCGCTAAACGATGCCGCGCAGTGCGCCGTGCCGGTTTCTTGGTCGGGGCCGTCGTATGCCGTTGCCACCATGAGGTTGTCTAACACAATCAAGTTGGCTCCGGCCGAAATAGCCTCCGCTACAATCTCTGTCCATCCGAAAAATGGAGCCTCTTGGAGGAGAGAGAAGCGAGGGAAACTGGTCTCCCCGAACCCCCAGGCCGAGAGAAGTTCGGGGGAAACCGCTCCCGCAGCGTCCCAGTAGAACACCTTCAAGGGGTCTACTTCTGCCGTCATCAACGCAGCCTTAAGACCCAAACTGGTCTTCCCGCAGCCAGCCTTCCCGTGCACGTAGACCAAGTCCCCGAGGGTTACAATTCGAGGGATGAGTTCACTAAGCGGAAGCATGTTCATGCTGACTTTCAGGAGAAGCTCTCGGGCAGAGACTGTAGTCAAGAGACTCCCCGCCCGCCTGTGAGGTCATGGACCTGCTTTCGGAGCTTCCAGATCTCCAAGGTCCGACTCCACTGGATGTCCAGGAACCCCGAGGAGTAGCTGCGGCGGGCAGAGTTGTAGTTCCCCAGCATCCCCGCGAGGCTGGCAATCTCAGCAATTCCGGCAAACGGGATGAGGTCCTGCGGAACGGTCCAGGCGATCAGACCGTCATTGGACTTCATGTCTGCCCAGCGCGGCCTTTCCACCGGAGGCTGGGGTGCAGGTCCTCCCCGTGCTCGCAGCACCGCACCTACGTCTTGGAACAGCTTCCGAGCGTAGGTGTGGAGTTCCTCGGGATAGTCCCCGACCTCCTCCGGCCAGGGGATCCTGAGGACGCCCCCGATGATCTCGCTCGAGGATAAGTAGCACCTCTCCTTCTTCCGAGACTCGTCCCCTACGAAGGCGCAGTAGTCCACACCGAAGTCGGCAGGCATGGTCCAGGTGTACAGCCCTCGGAGGATGTGGTCCGCCAGGGCATTCAGGTCGGCGATGCGATTTCGATCCGGGTAAATCATGACTCTCCCATAGGGCCAAGCTGCAGGTCCATTCGGAGGATCTGCTTCCGAACCCAGCGTTCAATGGGGAACTCTGAGCTCCCCGAGCAGACTTCCGTCATGCAGTGGGGCTCCTGGCACCACCCCCCTTCCAGCAGCCTCAGGAGAGCGGCCCGTTGTTCCAGGATAGACTGCATTCTCCACACGGAGAAATCGAGGTCGACCCACTCTGAGTAGGGGATGTCCGCGATGCTCCTGCCGTTGAACTCTCTCCACGGCCTCATGAATTCATGGTCACAAGAGGCGATGAGGCGGATCAGCTCTGCGTCCGAGTATTCGGAGATTTGCACCAAAGGGCTCACGGGCGGCCTCCCAGGCGGTCCCACATCTCGTCCACCCCGAGGATCTCGATGCCGAGCCCTCGAGCCTTCTGAGCCTTCCCGCTGGTGCTGGTGGGGTCCTTGGTGACCAGGATGGTGGTGTTCCGGCTGACCCCGGACGCCATCTTGCCCCCGGCTGCCACGATGGCGTCAGCCATGTCTGCGTCCCGGAAGCCCGTCATGCAGACCGCATGGCCCGCCATCGCCGAGCCCGTGACCTGGGCCGTTGCGGGCTTGGTGGTGGTTACGCCCGAGGCCAGGATGCCCGTCATCAGGTACTTGCGGGCTTCAAAGCCTTCGCGGAAGGCCGCAGCCCGACCCGCGCCGAAGCCTGGGACTCGCGCCATCTCCGCTTCGCTGACTTCGTCAAGGAGGTGTAGGTCATCGTAGCCTGCCGCAACCAGGAGGCCGACCATCTTACGGCCACAGAGGGGGATGCCCAGCGAGCCCACGAAGAGGTCGACCGGCAGCACCCGAGAAGCGTCCAGGGAGGCAATCACGCGCTTGGCGTTGCCGCCGACCTTGCGCCCGTCGATTTCGAAGTCGGCCAGGTCCTGCTCCTTCAGTGTGTAGAGGTCGCCGATGTTCTGGACCTTGTCCGCGTCCACCAGAGCGCGCACCAAGGTCTCGCCCAGGTGCAGGATGTTCACCTTCTGGACCCACCGCAGAATGGACCCCGCCACCTGAGCGGGGCAGTCCTCTCCGGTGCAGACCAGGTACTCCCCCTGCATGACCAGGCCGTGGTTGCAGGAAGGGCAGGCAGTCGGAGGCAGGAACATGTTGGGGTTGGCGGCGGAGAGAGGCACCAGCAGGCTCTCCACGTATGGGATCACGTCGTTCCGACGAGACACCAGGATGCTATCCCCAGCGCAGAGACAAGCCTGCCCCGCATCCGAGGCCAGGGACTGGAGGTAAGCCACGTTGTGGAGGCTGGCTCGGCTGACCTGCGCACCCGCAAGGTCCGTCGCGTCAAACTCCGCCACGGGGGTCACCCGCCCCGAGTTGCCCACCTGCCACACGATGTTCCGCAGGGTGGTGGCCTTGGCGTCGTGCGGGAACTTGAGGGCGATGGCACCCTTGGGGCGCATGTCCGACTCGCCCATGGCCCGACGAGCATCCGTGTCGTCCAGCTCGATCACCAGGCCGTCGATGTCGTAGTCCAGGCTATCCCGAAGTCCCTGGAGGTAGTTGGAGTGCACCGCGAGAGCTTGGGAGGCTGCTGGCTGCTGACTCCAAGGGGGCACCAGGAAGCCCGCGTTCTCCAGTGCCCTCAGCTCTCCGTGACGACTGGGGGCCTCTGCCGCGACCAGGGTGAGGTTGTAGGCCATGAAGGTGAGGTGCTGCGCCTTCTGCCAGCCGGACTGCCGCTTGGCCGTGCCGCTGGCCGTGTTGCGGGGGTTGGACTCGCCCTGGAAGTGGGCCGCGAAGTCGGACTTCTTGCAGACCACCTCGCCCCGCACATAGACCGTGCCGCTCCAGGGCACCGTGGGCAGCACCCCCTTCATGATGCGGACGTTGCGAGTGATGTCCTCGCCCACGGTGCCGTCGCCACGGGTCTCGCCTCGCTCCAGCTTGCCGTCCTGGTAGGTGAGGAGCAGAGAGATGCCGTCCAGCTTCTCGGAGACCAGCAGCTCCTTTCCGGCGGGGAGCTTGGCGGCCCAGGTGAGGAACTCCGCCTCGTCCTGCGCCTTGGCCAGCGACCCGAGCGGAATCGGGTGAGCCACCTTGATCCAACCCGAGTTGGCAGGTGCCCCGATCTTGGAGAAGACCGGGTGGTCGGGGGCTGCGGCCCGGAGCTTGTCCTCGAGAGCGTCGTAGGCTGCGTCGCTCATGACGGGGGTGCCCCCCGCGTAGTACGCAGCAGAGGCGGCTTCGAGCTGGGCGGCGAGGGTATCAGGGTTCATGGGGTTTCTTCCTCCTACACGTTACGTCCCCGGAGTTCTGACAGAACCCGGGTTCCGTTAATACCTGGCAAGTGCGATCTTCTACGGGAATTGAGGAACCCAGAGGTTGTAGGCCCCGTAGTAGAGACGAGAACCGTGGCCGCACAACATGACGCAACGGTATTCCCCCGGGAAGTCGGGGTCGGGAAGTACCTCCAGAACAATCCCCAGGTCGAATTGGAACTGGTGCTCTTCCCCTTCCTCGATCTCATCTTCCGGGAAGGTCATCGCAATAGTGTGCCAGATAGGACCTTGCGCTCCCTGTTCCCCCGGATGTAAAACTGTCTTGCCGACCCACTGCTCCCGAGGGAAAGTGTCTAAGCATCGAAGCTCGAACGGGAGGCTTAGCTCTTTACTCATAGATCCTTCTTTAAAGACGCTCAAGCAACATATCTACCGCTTCATCCAGGCCGGGAAAGCACGGCTCAGGTAGACCCCCCAGCGGGAACCACCGCCACTCCTCGCACTTGAGGGGTTCCCGCACCTCGGGGGTTCCCGACCACTGCCAGGGGTGAGCCACGTGGTACAGAGTGATGATGCGACACTCCAACTCGGGGAAGTCGTCCGAAGTCCAGTGGAACGGGATTGACCCCTTGACGGTGATCCCCGCCTCCTCCAGAGCTTCCCGACGGCAGGTCTCTTCGGTCGAGAGGTCGGGCCTATCGATCCAGCCTCCGGGGAAACTCCAGTCCCCCGCACGGTGTGCACCCTTCCTCTTACCGAGAAGGACCTCCCGCTTTTCATTCAAAATGAGTAGGGCGACCCCTACTCCTACGTCGTTGGGTCGGGGCATGATTTCCTCTACGGTTGACTGAGAAGGATTCGGAACCTCAAGGTGCCGTCTTGTTTTCGATCGGCCACGGGAGATCGTTCTCGAGGGCGTACCCGCGTGCTGCCGTACATGCGTGGGTACGCCAGCGCATACCCGCCTTTTTCGCCACGACAACCCAAGTATGCCCCTCCTGGCGGATTCGGTAGCAGCTTTCTCCAAAGGTCTGGTTCCGGTTCCGGGTGTGAGGCACTTCCAACTGGTTCCGTCTCGCGTGATTTCTCGCATTCGCCATAGCCTCCACCCGGGAGACACCACACTCCCGACCCACGTCAGACCAGCCGTAGAGTTTCCCGGGAGTGTTGAACAGACGCTGCGCAGCTTCGAACGCTCGCTGGAACTTCGGGTCGGGGGCAAGGGGCACTGGCCAGTCCAGGCCCCAGCTCATAGCGTGCATGCGCGCCAGCGCGTAGCAGCCGGTCCTTCCGAGCTTCTTGTTGATGTCGGACCACGTCAGACCCTGCTTACGGAGAGCGTATGCTCGTGCACCAACCGAAGACCGACGCTTCTGCGTCGGTTGGCAACCCTTCTGGATGAGAGGCCAGGGATAGTTGTTTCCCAAGGCCCACAAGCGGGCACCCTTGAGTGCCTCCTTGCCGGGATGCTTGTTTTCCAGGCTGAAGCCTACTTGGGCAGCGACCTCTTTCCAAGGGATCTTCGGGTTCGCGGCCTTGATGCGATAAGCGCGCTCAGACTTGCTGCACACGGCGGTTCTCCGATACCGGGGTTCCCGGGCAGTAGCAGATCAGGATGGGGCTCCCCGGACCGGGGATTTCGTGTGTGTTGACCATGCCCTTCTCCGTAGACTCCCAAGAAAAGACTCGCATCACACCACCCCAGGAGGACCGCGCCCAGGGGCCTCGCCCCTGGGCGCGGTCTGAGAAACGCTATTCGTAGTATCCCATGCGCTGGCGGATCCGGAGAGGGAGGTCGGAGACATCCCAGTCATCAGGATCCGACTCCTCCTTCCCGGAGCCCCTGCAAGAGCGGCAGGGGTCCCACGAGTCCACGTCGGTCTGGGCTCCCATTCCGGAGCCCCCGCATCCGGAACACTCGACGACGTAGTCGTCGCCCTCGTACTGGTCCTGGAGATCCTCCTCGGTGCGGTCGTCCACGACCTCGGTCACTTCGTCCGTTCCCTTCGTAGCCATGGTAGCCTCCTTACATAAGAGTTACGCCCGAAAGATCGGAACAGAACCCCATTGCCGGAATTAAAGCGGGTCTTCAGGCCCCACAAGGGTGAGTTCATCAGGAGTGAAGGTGCCCGTCGCGGCCCCCCAATGGGGGTCGTCCCAGATGACGTCGACCCGGAGATCTGGGCGAATGCCTCTGACCTCCCCTACCTGGGTCCACTCATCCATGCGATACAGGAGACCCTCTCCGTCAACGACAGGTTCCCTTCGTGGAAAGCGGACAAAATCTCCGGGTCGCATAGTTCTCTCCTTCACCTGGGTTACGCCTGTGAGACTGAGGAAGAACCCTTAAAAACCAGGCGGACGGTCTGCTTCGACTCCTTGTTGTTTACACGAACAACCATCTCCGCTTCTTCGGGGATCTTGATCCCGTCCTGAAGAAGGCTCCGTCGAAGGTGCTTCTCAATCTCGACCCACTCAAGTACCACTTGCACCACCTACCTCCAGCTTCAGCAGTCGAGCGGTCTCAGCAGCAAGGGGCTCTCCCTCATAGAAGTCTCGCTCGGGGAAGAGGAAGTCCCGGAGCTCAGCCAACGTCCCGTCCGGGTAGAACCGGCTGTGCTCGTCTATGTTCGAGGGTTGCTCGGGTCCGGGAGGTCCGCCATGGGAGAGTCTCTGGACCTCGATGCAAGCTGCGAGGAGGAGCCGGTTGATCATCCCATCCACCGCACCAGCTGGAGGGGAACGACTCCTTCTCCGTAGTGGCCCTTGCTCGGAGGCTCTCCGGCCAGGACCTCGTAGACGATGAGCATGTCGTAGTAGGCAAGCCAACGCCGGTCTTCGGGCTTACCCATGATCTTCCCCAACCGTCGTCAGGAGGGCTTCGGTTCGGGCATAGACCTCGTCGGGGTCCATCTCCATGAGAAGCTCCTTCATGCCGAAGCGCATCGCCAGGTTCCGGATGAGCTCAGTCTTCGAGGCACAGCTCACGACCGGGTCGGGCAGGAGAGGGTGCTCGTAGTTGAGGACCTCCTTGCCTCCTTCGGCTCGGAGGATCGCACCGCGAAGCTCTCCCGGCGACAACAGGAACGGTCGTCCGTCTGCCGGGGTCGTGAGGATGAAGCTCAGGAGACGGGTGAGGGCGTTCTGCTTCTCCCCCGTCAGACCGTCGCCCAGGACGATCTCGAGATCTACGACAGGGTTGCTCATGGGGTCTCCTTGAGATGCTGTGTCAATGAGGCCAGATGGTCTTCGACCTGACCCCAGAAACCAGGGCAGTACTCCTTGACCCAGTCGCGTAGGGGACTGTTGGTCACCAGCCCCTGCCAGAACAGGTCGTAGACCATGCGCTCGGCGGTCCTCCCCACGACCTCGTGCCTGCACAGAGCCCCGCACATGACGATGCAGAAGTACTCGGGGAACTGGGTTCCCTCCCCGTACTGGAACTGGACCGTGGGGCTCCGACGTCCTTGAACCACGACCCGAGCGTACCCCTTGTCCGGGAGGATAAGGGTGTCCTCCTGCCTGAGGGAGAAACTACCCCAGGTATGGTGCTGGTCCACGTTGGGAACCAGCACCCACTCCCGCTTATCGAGAATCGACTTAGGGAGGACCCCTTCAGTCCCCGGTTCGACCCGGGACTCGAGGTTGGTAAGGTAGTAGGTATGACGCACTTCGCTCATGAGGGTCTCTCCGTTGACCCTATTACGCCCTTGCCAAGTCATTAGAACCCTGCCCGCTTACGACCACAATTCGTCCACCGCCCCCCGCAGGTACTTCTTGGCAGAAGTGGTCCCCCCCGTGACGTGGTCGACCACCTGGTCTGCTTGAAGACGAACAGTACGGCGCTTGTCCCCCCGAGCCCCGCCTCCGACCTGCCCCTTTCGCTTTCGGTTGCGCGCCAGCTGGGAGGATTCTTCTTCCGCCTGCTGCAGCCTAATCCGAAGCAGAGTCTTAGCGGTCTCTCTATTTTGGTGCTGGGAACGCTCTGATTCAACCCGCACGGTAGTCCCAGTGGGTAGGTGTTTGAGTTGAACGGCTGAGTCCGTCGTGTTCCTATGCTGGCCGCCAGCACCTGAACCCCGGCACGTCTTGAACTCGAGATCCCGGTCGTCAAGACGAACCTCGATCTCGGTGGGTTCACGCAGCACGGCTACAGTCACGGTGCTGGTATGCACCCGACCCTTCTTCTCTGTGGGGGGCACTCGTTGCCAACGGTGTCCGCCAGCTTCGTGTTTGAAGGCCCGCGCAGCGTCCTTGCCCGTTACTCGGAAGGCAAGAAAGCCGGGGCGATCATCTAAGAGTTCAAGAGCGAAGTCAAAGAGACCCCCGAGCCTCGAACTTGGAGTAGAGGGCGAACTGCTCGTACACGAGGAGCTTGGCGTCAGCTCCCCCTTCCGCTGCGCGGATTTCAACTACGACAGACATCTCTTGTTTCTCTCTTAGCACTCTATGGTGTCGGGAATCTCCCACAAAACGTGGAGACTCAGTAGATACAGCCAAACTTCGGCGGGCAGCGTCTCACCCCGGGCAACTCGACCTACTGCGTAGATCAATGTCTCCCGGGCTGAACCCAGCTTAAGATTCCGTGAGGCGGTCCAAACTTCCGCAGAAGAGACCAACATAAGGCACCTCCGCCTTACTATCGTAAGGCGGAAAACCTTTCAAGGGTAACTATTTTTGCCGAAGGGGCAATTTCCCTAACTCTGCGCCTACTCAGAGTTGCGCAGGGAAATAATCAGCTTCTTGAGGGCCTGGAGATCGTCCTGGGCCTTGCCCGCAGCCTTGCGAACGCGGGTCCCGGGGGCTCCGGCCTTGCCGGCTTCCACCTTGGTGGCGTCCGCCTTGGCGGCTTCCAGGTCTGCGATCACGGTATCAATCAGTTCAGTGGGGGTCATGAGATTCCTCTGGGTGAAAGTTTGCAACGAATCAAGTCGTCAGCACAAGAAAATACCCGTTAGGCTCTTAGAAGAGCTACGGGAACAGACCTAAACCAGCGTTCTCGCACGGAGAATCTCACGCAGGGCTCGTCGGTGCTCACCGAGGGGGGAAAAGTCCACCATCCCCTTGGCGCGGAGTTCCTCTTGCATGAGCATCAGGTACTTGAAGGAGATATCGTCGGGGCACTCCAGCGGGATCTCTCCGCTCTGGGAAGTGGCGTCCCCGACGTTCACGATGTCAGAGCGATGCGCGGCAAACTGGCTGAGCTGGGTCTCCAGGTAGAAACCGTTCCTTGAAACCTACCTAAACCTACACTGCGTGGGTTGAGGTAGACACCAAGTTCGAGCCTATACCGGTTCCGGGCTTCCCCGATCCCCCTGTAGTAAAACTCCGGCCCAACGGTGGGGGCTCGGATTCCAGTGCAACCTGGATCGACCTTGCG